AAGGTCGCGCATGTGCTTGATCTTCGCTATCCCGATGCCAACCATGTTGGCGGTTATCAATCGTGGTCAATCGGACGCGACGGTTACGATGTGGTTGGCGTCGGGGGTGCAATGTAATGGCGAAGGTTGATCAAATCCGCCCCCGCGCGCCACTATACCGGTGATCTTGTCGTGAAGATCGGAACCGTGATCATCACGTTGGATCGCACCGAATTTGCCGAACTGACCGATAAGTTCGTTATGGCAAAACGAATGCTGACCGGGCTAGCGCCCACGGATTAACCAAGGAAGGAACGACCAATGTTCGACTATCAGAAATGGTGCGCAACCGGCTTCGTGTTCGAACGCGACGGCATGAAGTTCATCAAGTCGGAAGGCACGCCGCATTATCAGGTCGATGACACGTATCACGAAGTCTATGACGATGACCAAGGATCGCAGGAAACGCCCGCGCTGATCATGTGGTTGATCGAAGGCAACTTGATCGATCCCGACTGATCGGATACACCGGCGACGCCTTTCAGGCATCCTCTCCAAACTTTCGGCGCGGCTGGCAACGGTCGCGCCGTTTTTATTTGACAGCCCGGTCAGGATCGTCCAAACGGATCGAACGCCCCCGGTGTCTATGGCTTTGGCATCGGGTTTTCGCGCAAGCGATAGCAGGGGCACGGCAATGATCCCGGCTAAGGTGCGAACCGAACCGGATAGGTCCGAAAAGCCATTGATCATCGGGATTGCGAAAGCCTTCCCTCAAAGCGGTATGCGATGATTAGCGGGGCGCTAGAGTTGCCCCTAGCGCCCTTTGCTATTCCCAACCCTGAACACGACCATAGGCGTTCACGTCGGCGGCACCACCGCCTAGATAGAACAGATAGGGGCGTGCTTCGCGATCCTCTTGGAAATAGGGCCGTGGTGCCCGCCCGCGCGCTGTGTAACCCATCGCCTCTAGGACTGTCGCGACCATTTGCCCGCCGACGTTGCCGCCCCGCACGGCGTTGGTCAATTTGACCCGGTTGATCACCGCCGTCGCGCTTACCCAACCGCCACGGAAGCCCGGAAGCTGATCTTCCACCGCTTCCGCGATCATGCGTTCAATCGGCCCGCGTGACAGGTCCACGGCTTCCGACATGGACGACGTATCGGGCGCACGCATCGGGATCACACCGCGTTCAATTGGATAGTTTAACAGATAGTCGGCGACGACGGCGGCACCAAGCGGATAGTTGCCTTCACCTTTCAACCAATCGTAAAGGCACTTGAAATAATAATCATCCATGCCGCGATCAAGCAAGTCTTGTGCGGTTTGGATCGGGCTGAAAAAGATCGAGAAACGCCGACCATTCTTATTGACCGGAATGGCGTTCTTCCAATTGGAAAAGAACAACCAATTGGAAAAGTTATCTTCCAACTCTTGATCGCGCCCCTTGCCTTGAACTTCAATGATTTCTTCACTGATCATCGGCTTTAGAACTTCGATCAAATCGGCGCGGTCATCCACTTTGATTTCATCGGCAAGAATGAACAGCTTATTGCGCATCCATGCGTTGAACTTCGCACCACTGTCCGACAAGTCCTTTGCCTTGGGGAAATACGTGTATGACCGCCCCATGACATGCGACATGATCAGTTTAAGGACACCTTTGCCAGCGCCTTCCGCCGATTGGATGACCGGTGCCCATGGTATTTTATGACCGGGATATTTGGCGTTGTGCGCCAGATAATCGAGCAACACTTTTTGATCACGCGGATCGGGAAGCAACGCGGCGATATGGCGAAGGAACGGTGACGCATCACCGGCCATGCGCGGCACGTTGACCGGGCGATATGTGTTGACACCGGTGCGACCAAGATCATCGGTCAAGATCGTGCCATATGGCGACGCGGGCACGAAGCGAATGTGATCGACCTTTGGCACCGTCCACATGGTGGATCGCGTTGCCGCTTGCCACGCTTCGTTGACCATCTTGCCGTTCGTGTCGATGATGAATTTCTTGCCGCCAAACTTGACGTTGAACGCGGTCGAACCAAGAAAGCGACCATCGCCGGTTAGCATCTTGTCAAGGTTGACCACGAAGATGCAGCCTTTGAACCATTCCTTTTGTTCAAGGTGTGTTAGATATTCACCGCTGCAATCGAGTGGTTGCGGTTCGGGCATCGGTGGTGCCGGGGCAACCGGTGGAACAACGCCGTCCGGTGCTGGCATGGGCGGTGCGGCTTGATCGGGCGCGCTATGCTGCGCACCACCCAAGACGAACGCGGCGCGCAACGTCGGGACGCGCGATAGCAACGACTGCCACCCTAGTTCGCTGTTGCGAATGCTGTTCCACTGTTTCAGGTTTTCACCAACGTCATTGTCGGTGTAGCGGGCGCACCAATCCGACCACATGCGAAATAGCGTATCGGGATCGGTCAGTGACCAACCGGCTTGTTTGACCGCTGCGGTGATCGCAATCCATTCATAGCGATCCATTTCGTTCGGATCGGCAAGTTCGAACGCGCGGGTCAACCACCCAAGCGACGGCGCAGCTAGTTCGGGATCGCCAAGATCGTGACGTTCGCCGGTGCCGCCGTCGATTACGTTGACCGACGCAAGCGCCTGTTCAAGCTGTTCGACGGTCGTCACCTGACCAAATGCAGGCAATGCCCAACACGTCACTAGGTGCGGTTGCGTCGGGTCTTTTTGATGCAGCGTGCCGGGCACCCGCATGACGCGCGTGGCGTCGATAATCGTCCGATCACCGTTGAAGGTTTGACGCAACTTGCGTTGGATCAATTCGAAGCGATCATTGCCTTGATACGGCTGGCACGGCCAATAGACATGGAACTTGCCCGGCGACGATTGAACGGCAAACGATGGCGACGGCCATGCCTGCAACGTGCGTTCATATTGCTGTTGCGCATCACCTTCATCAAGATCGACGTAATGCGCACGGATATAATGGACGTTGGCTAACTCGCGACCATAACCGTCCAACGCGGCGATCACCGCGAAAATGCCATAACCTTGATCGTTTAGACCGGTAATCCACGCCCATGCATCGGGCAAAGTGCAACGGTTGACCAACGCGGGAATGTCTTTGCGGGTGTCGTGGATCGCTCTTAGATCGAACACCGTTGTCGCGGCTTGACCACCACAAAGCGCATCAAAAAACGCATATGTCTGTTGATAGTCTTGGTTCATGCCACACCATCACGATAAGCGACGGCATGACGCATCATCGACCAAACTTGTTCATCGGTGGAATTGTTTTTGGCGATGTTGTAAAACAAGCAAACTAATTGCGTATTCTTGATCGTATATCCTTGGGTGCAATCAATGCGATCTAATGATGGTGCGGCTAATGATCGCTTTGAACCGATTTGTTCAAATACGAACGGGATGCCGGTTTGTTTGCAAGAATAATTTTGTTCGACCATCCAAACATGCACAATTGCGGGCGTTAATGAAAACTCTAACCCGGATGCGTTCGCGCGGCTTTTCGCATTAGCGACCAACATACCACATCGAACGCGCGGGTGTTTACGATCATCATTGCGCCGCCGCGAATAGCGTTGACGATCCGTGATAGCCTTTTGCGATGCAGTCGCTTGCGCCATCGTCTTACGGCATTCAACACATTGGCGTTGGTTTTTGTGAAATGGCCCATGACCACCGCACTTACCGCATTGTTTGGTTGTTCCCCCCGGCATCACAATTTGATCCCGGCATAATCGAGCAACGGCGTTCCGGTATCCGGTTCACGACCCGCTATAAATGCATCAATATCCGCAGTGCGCCATTTGGGGGGCTTGGTGTTCGGTATCGGCGCGACAAGGCACAACCCCTTACCAAGCTGATAGTGAACCGCTTGACGCGTGATCCCCATCCTTTCGGCATAAGTCTTTAAGTTCGTTAAGGGTTTTGCCGGATCGGCATTCTTGGTCATCGTTAGCTATGGGTAAACGCGTTTGCGTGCCCGGTCAAGCCCCTTTGTCGAATTTTGTCATTTTTCTCTTGCGCGCCCGCCCAACGCGAGTTATCAACAGGATCATGACCAAACCGACCATCAAAGTCAGTTATGACGCTAACCAACCGATCAATTGGAAAACGCGGGCATTGCTTGCGGAAGCTGAATTGAATACGGTGCGGACGGCATTGAATACCGCGACGGAACACCTTGCCGGGATCGAACTGCGGTTTCGCAGCCGGGCAGCGTTGACCAACATCACCCGCGAAGGTCGGAAGCTTCATTTCACCTTCGTCCGCAACGGCGAACTTATCCGCGTGTCCGCAATGGGCACATGGGATGACGATGTTGCGCAATGGAAAAAGGAATTGTTGGAATGATATGGGGCATCGTCGCAATCGTGGTGATCTATCTCGCGTTGTTCGCGGGTTCCCTTTGGTTCGCCGCCCCATATTGGGCGTCACTGACCGACGAAGAATTTCACAATGCATTGATTGACATGCAAATGCGCAACGATGAAATCGCTAGGAGATTTATGATATGACCGCGATGCACTTTGCCATCGAAGCGGACGAAAACACCGCTTTCCCCAAGCTGGAATTTCGATTGATCGCACCAAGCGGGCGGATCGTTGAAACCTATACCGATCAAGGCAATGCCATTGCGCAGCGCGACAAATTGCGCGCGAACGGCGGCAATGTCCGACTGATCGAAGTCACCACCATCACAGTTACAAGGGAAGTGGAATAATGCCGGGCGGATATTACACGTGCGGGAAACAAGTGCTTTGGGGCGGTGGTGACATAGCGCAGGCGCGGGATAACGCGACCGCTGTCATGATCGCCGATGCACTCAATCTTGCCGATGGTGTGACCGATCCGATCATGCCGGAATTGGTCGAATACCAACCCGATGCCGTGGACGAATTGCGCGACATGATCAGCAACCCGGCAATTGAGATTGCCCCTAAGCATATCGTCCGACGCGAAAACGATGGATCGTATGCTTGTTCATGTGGCGTCCGTTGGGATGCCGACGAAGGATCGGACCATCCCTAAAAGCGACGGCCCGCCGTGGTTCGACCGGATCGGGATAGACAAGACGTGCCGCTTGGTCGGCATGTGCCGGGGCATGATCACCCTAACCCGCACCGATGACGGCACCCATACGCTTTGGATATATGATCAGCCGGTTGCCAACGGCGACGCGGTGACAATGCGCAATCGATATGCGGACCATCTTGCCGCCGATCCTAAGTCGGCATGGTTAGAATGGCTTTACCGAAAATAATACTTGACGACCATCGCAACGATCATTAGACCGATCACACCAACAATGGAGTGACGGACATGAACAACGACGGACGCAAGCGCATCGCGGTCATCATGAAGGATATCGAAGGCGCGTCTAAGGCGCGTGAAGAAATCGACGCGATGATTGAAGAACTGAACGGCAAGATCGCCGATTATAAGGAACTGTTCGCCGACGCCACAACCATGATCGAAGAATTGCGCGACGAAGAACAAGAAAAGTTCGACAACCTTACGGAAGGTTTGCAGGCGTCCGAACGCGGTCAGAACATCGAAGCGGCGGTTCAGTCGCTTGAAACCGCCTATGATGCAGCGAACAACGCCGCCGATATCGAAGATATCACGTTTGAGTTTGACGCCGATGAAATCATTACCGCGTTGGACGAAGCGAGCGGCTATTAACAGCCTGCCAGATACCGCCGCCGATCCGCCGCCGACAACACATCGGCGGCGGTATGCCGTGCGGCGATCAGCATGGGCACGATCACCGTATCACCGACGCGAACAGCTTCCGCCGCGATAGCGGCTTTGAGCGCGTCCGCTGACCCGTAATGGTATAGAACGGCACCGTGCGATATGCCTAGCGCCTGACCGATTGCGCGGGCACTGACCGTCGCCGGATCGGCACGCCAAAGCGCCAGCCCGGTCGCTAGGATCGACGCCTTGACGCGATCACCGTGTGTTTCAGTCGTCATAACCGTGCAATCCCAATATCCGCCATATGTCGGGAACGCCAGTGACGAAACCGGCATATCCGCATGATGCGCGAACTATGTCATGGAACTTGGCTTGCGCCAAGGCGCGTTGTGTCGCTTCCGGTTGATCCTTAAAATCACGCCCGGCAATCGGTGTCGGCATCTTCCAATCGGACGGCTTGCATTCCAGTGCGGTGAACACGCCAAGATGATAACCGACCATGTGTGGTTGTATCAAAACCGGCGTGATGCCGATCAGGTCGGATGATTTGATGACCGCGTTCAACTGCGCACTATCATTGCCAAGACCATAGCGGATCAACCGCCCGGTTTGATCGGTGCAAGCCCCGCTATTGTTGCGCCAGTTTTGCGCGCCCGGCAATCGAGCGTGCGCAAGCCGGGCTTGCTGTTGAACGACGGTTTCACTTGCCATCCAACCAACTCCAAAATGCGTCGGCGGTCGTGATCGCCAGATTGAACACCGGGATCGAATAGTGTTGTGCGATCCGCAGCGATTGCCCGGTTCCCCCGGTGATCGCGCCGCCTTCCGTCCAACACACGACCGCGTTGACCGGCACCGGTGCCGACATAGGGCTATCGCCAAGCATGACGGCGCTATTGCGCGCATGAAGCTTGCGGGCGTGTTCGTCACACGCGCCCCAATTGGGATGGAACCGCGATGCGTGATCCTGCCATTCGATATAATGGCCGATCTTGGGTTGATAGACCTTCAACAGCGCCGGATTGATCACAGTGTATCCGCGTTGAAATGCCGTGTCGGCACCGTCCGCACCACCACTGCGACCGCCGATGCCACGCATTGCCAGCATCATGCCAACTTGTTCGATGGTCATCAACACCGGCATCGGTGTGACGCGTGCGCCTATTCCTGCGATGATCATGGTCATTTCCTTCAATAGATGAATGATAGAGGCAAACGAATATTCTTTGGGCAGTAATCGAAGAACGGCGCGATTTGCTTGGCTTTGTAACCGGCAAGACCGCAACCGATTGGCGTTAGATGAAATTGTTCGTCGGGATGATTGCGTGCATATGTCACGAACACATCACAGAAATATTCGATCATGGGCAACGGCAACCGATGCATCAAGAAATCCTTCGTCGGGATCGCATAGCTATTGCCTTGCCGCCCCCAACCGACACCACGGATCGCGCCATGATGCTGCGCCGCTTCAAGCGCCGCGCCTTTACCATGCCGACCGGCAAGGTTCGATCCAAATACGAACACCGTCATGACCGTCGCACCTGCGAAGCGTGTGCCAACGTCATCATGCGAAGCGCATAAAAGGCGCGTTCCATGTTGCCACGCTGACAATGTTTGATGAAGTTTTGCTGATTAGCGTGTTCAGCCATGGTGAATTGACTGACTTCCATTGCCCCGGCTTTGATCGCTAATGCTCGCTTGGACCATGCGATATCGAAGTGTTCCCAACTCGCATTCATGCCAAAGTCACAATCACCATCGGGACGTTGAAACCACTTCCGTTGAACACCGATGCGATCCATCATCGCAAATAGTTCATCGCGAGTATCAGCCCAACAATGGCACATGACCATTCGACCGAACGGCGCGCGCATATCGTCCACATAGACGGTCATGGCACGCACCACCCTTCAACTTTGACTGCAAGGCTTTCGTAATCTTGTCGTGATCGCGTTGCATCCAACGCACTGACCATATCGATCCCGGTGGTCAAATAGAACCGTTTGTATGACTGATCATCGGGACGGCCCTTAGCGCGTTGGATCGCGCCCCATTGGGCAAGCGCCAGCTTTAGACGCTGTTGCGCCATATGCTTTTCCATCGACCGATTAAGAGCCGCAGTGCCGATCCCATCGCCCATGACCGCACCGACACGATGTTTAGCTTCCGCAGGGCTTTCCAGTACGGTCGCGGCGTGCATCGCGGCGATCCGTTCACGCGTCAACAGGAACAAGTTACCATCGACTTGTTCAAGCGTTCGACTAGCAGGATCGGGCAGCGGCGGCACCGCGCCACAATGCGGGCAAGCCGAATAGAACCGTTCATATGGACGGCTGCAACTGCGGCACGCGGTTAGGTCGATTTCTTCCGGGTCTTTTTCTTTCTTGCCGCGTTTCTCGCGACGATCAAGCGTCCAATAGTGCGCCTTGTCCGGGAAGCCGTGACGTTTCCAATTGCTAACATGATCGATGACCAAGCCGTATTGTTTGCCGAACATCGTGCGCAGCGCGCGACCGAACTGTTGCAGATAGACAGCAAGCGAAGCGGTCGGACGCGCCATAATGACGACTTCCACCGCTGGCACGTCAAACCCTTCGCCGAATAGATCGACATTGATCAGCCCCCAAAGCTGACCGGCTTTGAACCGCCTGATATACTCGCGACGAAGATCGGGCGGCGTCTTTGCCGATACCGCTGCAACCGGGATGCCGACCAACATGAATTGATCGGCCATCTTGCCAGCGGTTTCAACGTCGGTAGCGAAGCAAATGAACCGCTTGCCATATGCCCGCGCGACATACTCTTTGACCACATCACCGACGATGTGTGACCGACGCGAAGCATCACGCATCTTGGCGGTCGTGAAGTCGCCACCGGCTGGAATGTCGCTATCATCAATCTCAAAATCGCTTTCGGGAATAGCGATTTCGTAATCAGTCAACGCACCTATGTTGATAAGGTGTCGCATGTCCGGGCCGATTGCCATTGCGTCAAAGACGCCATCGGCGTGCGATCCCAACCCTTCACCGCCCGCGCGCTGCGGCGATGCCGTCCAACCTTCGCCACGTGCGTTCGGGAACAACGCGACCGCTTTGCCCCATTTGTTCAACCGCAATAGATGATGCGCTTCGTCCATCGACCAATGATCGACTTGTGCCGCCCATGCCACCAATTCATCTTTGCGGGCATTCAACGTGTCCACACTGCCAACGCTGCAATTGCTGCTAGGATTGACGAACGAATGACCGTTAAATTCGTCACGCTGTTCCGCGATCACGGCATTCACCACGTCTTTCGGGGCGATGATGCGATGTTTGATGCCGCGTCGTGCGACATGCATTGACATTTGTCCGACCAACTCGACACGATGCGCGCCGACGAATTGGACCGAACCAAGCAAATGCCGACGCAAGATGCGTTCGGACATGATCACCGATTTGCCGCCACCCGTTGGCAGCACACCCAAGACATTACGCGCGCCAGCGTTGAACGCGGCGGTCATATCATTGTCTAGGTCGAATTGATCGGGGCGAAGCTGTATCATTGTCAGATACGCGCCAACACCATAATCGACCAATATCCACTATCACCGCCGCCGATCAGCGGCGAACGCGACCAAGCCGGATCATGAACCATCGCGCCACCTTGACACACGACCACATGACCGCCGCTATGGGTGCGCCCGAACAACAGATAAACCGCCGTTGGGTTTTGTTCACCCATCAACGACAAGATATCATCCATGGAATAGGCACCATCATAAGCGACATAGAATGGCGCTAGACGATGCGATGCAAGGAATGCGGTGATCCGCTTTGTTGCGGTTGGTCCATCGGGATCATCATCATGGAAATGGGGAACCTGATCAGCGTCAAGTTCCAAGACCGACGCAATGCAGGCACGAACGCAATCGCCATATTTCCCGTTGTCGGGATCATGTTTGACGCGGCAAACGACCGGGATCATGCGGGCACCATCCACGTCGGCAAGACTGCCGGAATAGTGTTTTCGCCAATGGAATACGGATTGAACAACCCGAACCAATTATAATCGTTGATATCGCGAACGATGGTCGGACGACCTTGCGTATCAATCATTTCTTCGAACACCAATCGCCCGGACGGCGATGACGCGGCAAGGTTGCTGATATTGTCGGCATCCCAAAACATACCGCCCCGGTTGATCTTTGCCGGTTCCTTCGTCGCCAACGCGATATCACGCCAACGATCCAAATCGGATGGCGCGTCCGACCATAGGCAACAGTTGCCGGGTTCGATATAGCCGAACGATGTTTTAGCGACTGCCCATTTTAACGGTTCGTTGACCGTGATCGTCACATCGCTGGCAAATGGCGCTTCCTTGCGGCAATTTTCGATTAGCCCCGGCGACGCGATCACATGGATCACACCGGCACCGACGCCGATATTTTCGACCGCCATAATTATGCGATTGGATGCGACGGCAATACCGTGATCGATACGGATCGTCCTGAAATGATCATCGATATCGGGCGGCATAAATCGCAGCACATTGGACAGCCGTGCGAACGTATCACATGGAATGGCATAGTCTGTCATGATTGGATAATCCCTGTAATCTGACCACCCTGTAAAATTTTAGTGGACATTGTGCAAGCCCTTGGTTATCGCCGCATAGCAGATTTTCCCCCTGCAATGGAGACATGACGATGAAGTTGACATTGATGATCGAAGGAAGCGCCGCAGTCATTGCGCACGTCCTTTCCAATTTGCCCGCCGATGCGTCGGTGGTCACTGCGCCGGTCGCACCCGCGATCCCCATGCCGGTCCCGCCGATGCCCGCCAACGGTGGTGGCGATGATGACGATGATGGTCCGGCAAACGCCGCCGCGCCCGCCGTCGATGCGTCCGGCCTGCCATGGGATGAACGCATTCACGCCAAGACGAAGGCAACGACCGAAACGGGCATGTGGCGCAAGCGTCGCGGTGTCGATGCAGCAACGGTGACCGCAATCGAAGCGCAGTTGCGTGCGGCGGCTGGCGCGGTCGTTCCCCCGGTCGCACCGGCGATCCCGGCCCCGGTGGCGATGCCCGCCGCCCCAGATCGGAAGAGCACACGTCTGAACTCCAGTCACCATCAAGTATCTCGTATGCCGTCTTCTGCTTGAAAAAAAAAAA